AGCCTAGATTTTTTGATATTGTTACTTACACAGGAATTACATCAGGATCTAAAACTGTTAGTCATAATCTACAATGTGAACCTGGCTATATAATGATTAAGAATGTAGACACTAATAGAAATTGGGCTTGTTTTCACAGATCAAGAGGGAATGGAACTTGGCAAGAGTTTAATACAGTTAATGGTTTTTCTAGTGGCACAGGTTCTATGTGGAATACAACAACACCAACAAGTACAGAGTTTCAAGTAGGACAATTTAGTGGCAACAATGCTAATGGTGATAATGGTGATACATACATAGCTTTTCTATTTGCACATGATGAGTCTCCTAATAGTTTTATCAATTGTGGGCAGTATTCTGGTGGAACAGATGGCACAAAAGTTACACTAGGCTGGGAACCAAAATTTCTAATGGTTAAAAATGCCACAGGTAGTGGTGGACAATATGATGCTGATGATGGTAGATGGTTTTCGTTTAATGATCAAAGACCCACAGGTGGTGGTGGTTTTGCTCCACCTTATATTCATCATAACAGTCAAGGAATAATGTCAGGTACAAGTGGTAGCAATGGATCAGCAAATTACGTAAAAATGAATGACTCTGATTCTACTAATTCAAATAGAGTTGGTATACAAGCTATGCCTGATGGTTTTCAGATGGTGAATTATTCTGGAATTGCTACTGCTAACAAGACACATTCTACGTGGAACAATTCAGGTGATGACTTTACATACATAGCCATTAGACAGACTCCGATGGATACACCTAGTACAAATACAGAAGTGTATGCAGGATTTTTAGGAGATCAAAGATCAGATAATCCACGCGCACCTGCAGGGTTTGCTCCAGATATAGCTATAATGAATAATGCAAATGCAGGTAGCTCTAATAGATATTTTAGTTTAAGTCGAAGAATAGATAGAAAAGCACATATTGCAAATTGGGATGCAGATGTTGAATTGTCACCTAGTGGTAATCACAATTTTTTCTCAACAGGATTTTATTCAGGATTTTTATTAAATGGTTATCTTAACTATGTTAATATGATAAGAGAGTTTCCTAAAGTTGCACATTCAGGATACTATATAGGAGATGGTACTGCACTACAACACATACCTCATAATTTAGGTGTAGAGCCTGAAATGATATGGGTAAACACCTATGAATCAAGTGATCATACAGGTGTATTAATTTACTGTAAACATGCTACTCCTAATCCAGAAACACGTTATGGTTATTCTTGGTCTAATTCTGAGTTTGGTACTGCTTACAGCCCGTGGGCAGACTTATATCCTAATAAAAATACTTTTTCTGTAAAACAAGAAAGTGGTAACGCAGGTGGTATTAATAGAGATGGTGCAATTTATCAATACACAATGTTTGCTACGTTTCCTAACATAAGTAAAGTTGGAAGTTATTCTGGCTCTGCAAGTTTACAGAATATTGATTGTGGATTTTCAAGTTCAGCTAGATTTGTAATGATAAGAAATTACCTTAATGATGCAAGTAGTGCAGCAGATAAAGGTTCATGGCTTTTATTTGACACCACAAGAGGTATATCAAACTATGGAAATGATACATATGATAACATGAGTGCAACAGATAGTATACAAACATCACAAAGTGTTATTGACACTTATAATTCAGGATTTGCTATAGTAGGTAATGATGGAAGCATTAGAACTTCAGAAACAGGTAGTAGTCACAATATAACAAATGATATGAATGATGGGGATTCAGATTCCAAATATATATTTTTAGCTTTTCGATAGGAGAAAAAAATGGCAGATTACAGAAAAAAAGATACAGGAGATGTACACACAGAAAAGGAAATACGTGATAACAATCCAAATATATCATTTCCCTCAAGTGTGGGCATACAAGCAGATATGGTTGAGCATCTAGGTTACGAATTAGTATATGATTCAGCAATGCCTAGTGCATCAGCTATAACAAAAGTTATTGTAAAAGATGGTGTAGAGCAAAAAGATGGTAAATGGTATGTAAAGTGGAAAGAAATAGATAGACATACAGCCTACACAGATGAAGATGGCAATACTGTAACTAAGGAATCACAAGATACTGCATATCAAGCACATTTAGATGATACACAAAAAAATGCATTAAGAGCTACTCGTATATCTTTATTAGAAGAAGCTGATTGGCAGATACATAAGATTGAAGATGCAGATGGAGATTCTAGTGCATGGAGAACTTATAGACAACAGCTACGTGATATAACAAAAGCATCTGACATATATAATGTAACCTGGCCAACTAAACCATCTTAATGTTTGATCCAATTACAATTGGTGCTTGCCTGACCACAGCAAGTACGGCATTTTCTGGTCTTAAACGTGCTTTTCAAGCAGGTCGTGATATTGAATCTATGACAGGCGATTTATCAAGATGGATGAGTGCTGTGTCTGATATAGAACAAAAAGAGAAACAAGCTAAGAATCCACCTATCTTTCGTAAGATATTTGGATCAGTAGAGCAAGAAGCATTAGAAGCCTTTGCCGCTAAGAAGAAACTAGAAGAGCAAAGATATGAGCTTAAAACTTTCATTCAATTTTCACATGGTCATAAAGCTTGGGAAGAATTGATTGCAATGGAGGGCAAGATTAGAAAAGCTAGACAAGAACAACTATATCGTCAGCAAGAGATAAAAGAACGTATTATAGAGGGCATTTTTATATTTTTATTATTATGTACAATTGTCGGTTTTGGTTGGCTCGTATGGTATTTAAAATCAATACAGGAGTAAAATATGGAAATTAGTATGTGGATGTTTTGGAACATCATTTTAACTTTAGTTATAGCTCCTGCTGTATGGGCATTTAGAGGACTCATACAGGAAGTAAAACGTATAGACATACTACTAAATAAAACAAGAGAAGAATACGTAACACGTAAAGAAATGCGTGATGATCTTAGTCAAGTGATGGATGCATTACACAGATTAGAAGATAAATTAGATAAAGTATTAAGTAAGGATTAATCAACATGGCAGATTTTGCAGGATTTACAAATGATCAAATGTTCAAGTTAGCACAGATGAAAGGCTACACGGGCAGTAACAATATAAATGATATTAATAAATTTATCATGGGTAACGATAAAGCTAAAAGTTATGTCGTGGAAATGTTTAATGAAGCTACAACACTTGTAGGAAGACAAAAACGTGGATTTATGGATGGTGGATTAGCTGAAATGAACAAATATATTAGTGGTTCATCAGGTGATTATAAAGACTTATCTACATTTGAAAATTATGATTTTAGTAATGCGCCATTTACAAAAGAACAATGGATGGCTCAAGCTAAAGCAGAGGGTGCAGGTTCTAATACACAACAAGCTACAGATATGAACATAAAGTTTGGCTCAACAGTTGCTGGTGCTACTACATTTACTCCTGATACTACTACTACTACTAATACCACTGCTAATACGAATACTACAGGTACAGGCACTACGAGTACAGGTACTACGAGTACTACTACCACAGATGATGGTGAGACACCTGGAGGAGCATATGCACCTAAAATTACTTCAACACCTATATCAACAATTACTGATGCAGAAAAAGACTCAGCAAAAATAGATAGTGATGCAGGTCAGATTACAGGAACTGTTGATACAACAAATCAAAATGTAGATATAGGAACTACTAATACTGCAAACTATCAAGGAACTTTAGATGCAAGTACCATTGCAGACGAAGATGTTTCAAAAACAGCAGATAAAATAGATGAAAATTTAAAAGATGTTAATGCAGTAAAAGGAACTGTAAGTGAGGATGCAAAAGTTGATGCTGTAACAATGGACAAAAATGAATTGTCTCAACTAGACTTACAAGCAGCTCAGATAGAAAATGCACAAACTGTAAAAGCACCAAACAAAAGAACATTACAAGATAATGAAACAGTTCAATCAGCCTATGATAAAGATAAAGCAGATGAAGTAATTCAAAAAACTGAAGCAGCTTTTGCAACAGCAGACCCTAGTACAAAAGCTATGGTAAAAGGACAGCTAGATGAATTAATGACTGACTTTGAACCGGGTCGTACACCCCCGTGGGCAGCAGGAGCTATGAGAACAGCATTAGCGGCTATGAATGCTAGAGGACTAAATGCATCATCTCTTGCAGGTCAGGCTATTGTACAAGCAGCTATGGAGTCTGCAATACCAATTGCACAAGCAGATGCTCAAACTGTTGCTAGGTTTGAATTGGAAAATCTTTCTAATAGACAACAAGCTACTATATTAGCAGCTGAACAAAGGGCAACCTTTTTGGGTGTGGAATTTGATCAGGAGTTTCAAGCAAGGGTAAAAAATGCATCTACTATATCTGAAATAGCTAGACAAAATTATGATGCAGATGTGCAGATAGCATTAGAAAATGCTAGAATGGCTAACACTGTTGATTTAGCCAATTTAGATGCAGAAAATGCAAAAATTTTATCAGATGCAGCAGCTTTAACTAAGATGGATATAACTAATTTAACTAACAAACAACAAGCTGAAGTTGCTAATGCTAATGCTTTTCTTCAAATGGATCTTAAAAACCTAGACAATGAGCAACAAACTGCAATATTTAAAGCAGAAGCTAAAGTTCAGGCAATGTTTAAAGATCAAGCAGCTGAAAATGCACAGAAACAATTTAATGCTGAACAAAAGAATCAAGTAGATATGTTTATAGAGGGTCTTATTGCTTCTCAAGAGAAATTTAATGCTGAACAAAAAAATACAATGGATGGTCTAGAATTTCAAGAGCAAAATGCCATGAATAAATTCTTTTCAACATTAAAAGAGAACCGGGCTCAATTTAATGCTACTAACTCATTAACGATTGCTCAAGCTAATGCTCAATGGGAACAGTTAGTTACGACAACAAACACAGCCGCTAAAAATGCAGCTAATATGCAAGATGCCCAAAATGCGACTGCATTTACAAAGACACAGTTAGATCATATTTTTCAAGCAGATAGAGATATGATGAATTGGATATTTACAGCATCAGATAATGATAAACAAAGGGCGAGTTCTTTGATGATTGCACAGCTTCAAGCAAACTCAAAAACAGACGCTGCTAAAGCAAATGGATGGAGTTCAATATTTCAAAACATATTAGGTGTTTTAGCTGGTGTGTAACAATCTTAACATTAGTAAATAAAGGAAATGCTATGGTAGAAATGCTAGATGATAAAATAACGTATGCAAGAGGGTATCAAACACATCTTGCAAAAGCTAAGAGAAATAGAGGAGTAAATGTTCCTCAAGTGCTTGATAGAGGTGGAATGCCATTGAGTGAGGGAGTTAAAGAGTATCAATTTTATTCAAATCCTTACAGTGATTTTTCAAGTAAAATAGCAAAGAGTCAAACTGAAAATATTGCAAATCAAATAGAAGAGTATGCTCTTTTAGATGACACTCCTATTTCAAACGAAGAAAGAAGAAATAGAATTTATATGAACGTAATTTCAGATATTTTTGGTGAAATAAATAATGAAATTGACAGGATAGATAAACAAGATGCAGTAGTAAAGATAGGGAAAGAGCCTACCGGAACAGAACCTTTAATATCATTAAATGAAACAAATTTGTCACCTGCCGATCTTAAAGATCAAGCTATTAATTTAGGTGAAATAACATCAGAAGATGATAATGTAACAAAGACAGAAAAACCTGCATTAAGTCAACCATTGTCAAAAGAGAGTCGAGCTAAACTAGAATCAGGTGATATACCTGACTTGTTTAAGTTAAGTAGCAAAGATAGAGATAGAATTATTAGAACAATGATTGGTGAAGCAGAGGGAGAAGATGAAATAGGTCAAGCAGCTATTGCACATATTATATTTAATAGATTAGCATCTGGTAAATTTGGAAAAACAATTAATCACATAACTAGACCTAGCCAATTTTCTGCGTGGTTAACTAACAAACATGGGAATAAAAGAGTTAATGTAAGTAAAGATAGTGATACATATAAGAATATGTCTATTGTATTAGATAAAGTGCTATCAGGAGAAATAGCTGATCCAACTAATTTTGCAACGCATTATTGGAGTCCATCAGGAATGTTGGCGGCTAGCAACAATAAGACAGACACTCCATCGTGGGGCAAAACATTATTAGGAGAACATTTGGATGGTGGAATAAAAATAGGAAGACATATTTTTGCTGGTTATAATGGATTGGCTGGTGTAGTTGAAAAAGCACAAGCTCCACTAGAAAGACCTGATTCTTTGAATATTAGAACTTTTGCTGAAAGGAGATAAACTAATGCAGATGGAAAGTGGAATAAATTTTTTTGATAGACCAACGCCTGGTGAATCGCTAATAGTTGAGCCTAAATTAAGACCATATGAAAGACCACCTGAAATGACAGATTTAGGACACATACTAGGCTATTATTTAGATGTTATGTTTTCAGAAGAATTTATAGACAATATAGGTGAGATGCTCTCTATGGAAGCTCCTGTAGAATTGATTGTTAATGCTATTACAATGCAAAATGTAATGGAGGGCAAACATAGTATGCAAACAAGAATGATTATAAGTCCACTTTTACATGAATTTATTAGGCTTATAGGCAAAAAAGCAAATATAAAAATTGTAGATGGTTTAAATCCTGATGATTCAGGAAAAAAGAATCGTATGAAGAATCAAAAATTAGCTAGTGACTTAGAAAATAGAATTGATACATTACAAAAGAATCCTGAAACTGATGATGGTGGTGTTGAATTAATGAGACAAACAGTTGAAATGTTACAAGAGGGTGAACCATCTGTAGATGAAGTAGAAAGTCAAGAGGAGATGCCAATAGAAGAAAAACCACAAGCTACTTCTTTAATGGCAAGAAGAGGAGAATAATATGGCACTAGGTGATCCAAAAACTAAAGATGATTATTTTACAAGATTGAGAAGTAGGTTAAGCACAGGTGATATGATTTATGGTCTAGGCACATTAGCAATAGCTCTAGCTAATCCTGATGGTGTGCAAGGACAGGCTGATGTTATGGAAGAGGCGTTGGAAATGTCTAAAACATTAGGTGCTAATTTAGCTAAAAATACAGTATCTACTGTTAACAGTAAAACCATTCCACGATTAAAAGAAATAGAAAAAGAAAAGAATGAACTAGATCAATGGTACAGAAGTAGTATGATTGATGGTGAGGGCATGGCAGTTAGAAAACCTTTTGTAAAAGCACTAGTTGAATCTGGACAATGGAGATTATTTGCACAAGCACTTGCAAAAGAAGAAGCTGCACTTGCAAAAGCTACAGGCAGTGACTCTTATAAACTTTCAGCTGCAGAGATCGAAGGAATGTTTCCACAAGCAGAGACAATATTGAGAAACTATGCTGATCAAGATTGGGAAACTTTCGAAGAGACAGAGGGCAAAACATTTAGAGACTATTTAGATACACAGTTTAGTGGTTATAAAGAAATTATAGATGCATCAGAAAATGCAAGTCAAGCTAAGACAGGATTGCTTGCGTCTTTTTACAATCCAAGTGCAGGTGCATTACAAGAGCAAGCTAAGTTAATGCGTGTAATGCCACCACAAACAATTGATGGTACGACATTTACTATGCAACAACTAGCAGAACTTTCACAGGCAGGTTATCTAGGGCAAAACCCTGAAGATTTTATTCCTATACCGGGCAGTTACGATTTTAGTAGAAATGATCCTAATTTATTTGTAGAAAACGTACAAGATAAATTAAGCGATAGTATTACAAATTCGTTTTTAACTTTCACAGACACAGAATCTAGTAATATGTTTTCTCCAAACGGAGACTATTCACAGGCAGGTGGTTACTATGATGGGGATTATCTCCCGTGGGATGGGGATATGGCTACATTAGATAAGACAATCGAAGTGGGAAGAAATGCAGCGGAGGGTTCACCTCAAAAAAAGGCAGCAAAATCTGCTCAGAGGCTTAAAAACAAATTTCAAGGTAATTTATCACTACAACTTCTAGTAGAATCAAATTATGCCAATTTTATCTTAGATAAGCAAGTAGACGAAAATGGTGATAAAATGTTTACACCAATAAAAATTATGCAACTACAAGCAGAGCATAGAGATAAAATTACTAGTGGAGAATTTGAAGAAAGAGATAGAAATCTGTTTACAGTGCATGAGGGCTTTGTTGAAAATCCATCTCCTGGATCTAGCATGATATCCTTACAAGATGTAGTAATTCACGGACAATCATTTGCAACTTCAATGATAAATAACATAAAACAGTATGTGGAGGGTGAGCTAGGATCTATAACTAAAGCTACAGCATCTTCAAAATTAATAATAAAAAGAGAACTACCTATAGATGGTCGAGTTTTTGCAAATATAGATAGTGTTAGAGACTTCTTATCATTATTAAACATTGATCCTGAAAGAGGTTCATATAATGGATTTAGACCTACAGATACAATTACATTCTTACATCCGGCAAGTGAGAGCGGTAAATCTGTTCTTGTTTCTGCCACGCTAAGTCAACTTACAGATGAGGGAATGGATCAGTTTATAAGGAGAAATTAATCGTGGGAATATATGATCATCTAGATTTTAGTACTCAGATCAACACTAATGATAATAATCAATTAGATGTAGAGCCTGTAAAAATACCTGAAGAGCCATTGCGTGAATTGTATGGCTCTAAAGAATATGAATTTAGACCATTAAGTAAGTATGACATTGAAGAAGTAGAAACTTTTACTAAAGAAGAATTAATTGATAATACAGTGCTTAATGATGGTTTGAGAGCAATACTAGAAGCACGAGGATTAGGTAAAACAGCTTATCAATTAACAAATCAAGAGGTGTATGAGCAGTTTACAACAGCACATCGTGGTATCAGCACATCTGAATTAGGTTTATGGGGAGAGACAGTATTAGCTAAGAGACTTGCAAATGAAAAAGATCTAACAAAGTTAGAAGCTCTCAAAACAGGATATGATATATTTGAAAAGTATCCTGATTTAAATGATCTTATTTCAGAATCTATAGAAACAAAAGATTGGTCTAAAGTTAGAGAACTATTAGGTCAACATGCTTTTAACATATTATCACCTAGTGAAAGTCCTATGACCTATGTAGGACCAGCCATAGCTGGCAAGGTAGTAAAAAGTATACCAGGATTTACTAAGGTAGTTGAAAAGGGATCTACAAAAGTAGGTTTTCCTGTTGGTAAAGAAGTTGCAAAACAAAAAGTAAAACAATTAACAACAAAAGGTTATATTGGTGAAATAACATTAGGTGCAGGTATTGATGGGTATGCTCAAGCTCAATTAGGGCATTGGTATCAACATGCACTGATGGATATAGGATATCAGGAGGAATATAATCCATATCAAACAGGTTTTACAGCAGCAAGTGCAATAATTACAGGTGGTTTTCAGCTAGGTTTAAAAGCTAGAAAGTTAAAAAATTTATCATCTTTTAGTTTTGACTTTCCAAATTTCTATACTAAGTTGCAGTTAAGCGCAAAAGAAAAAAGACTAGCTAGAAAACAGATTTCTTTAAAAGCTAAAGATATTATGAATAGATGGAACGAGGTTACTAAAGGTGGAGCAACACTACTAGAGCCTGCAAATGGTACAAATCATGTTGATTTTATGAGAGCTTTCTTAGATGGATATAAACACCCAACAGATCCGTCCAAAAACATTGATGGTATGTTCGATTTATTATCAAATAAATTAGGTGTTACTTACATAGCCAAGCTTAAAAGTTTAAAAGGTTCAGGCGAGTTTATGCAACACCTAAGTTACATGTTAAACGAAGTTATAGACAATGATACTAGAAGATTCTTAGCTAAAAAATTAAAAGAGATGGATACAGATGGGAAATACAGGAAGTCTATACTTGCAGAAGAACCCATAAGTAAAGATGGAAAGGTTAGATTTGGTAAAGTAGACAACAGAACTAAAAATCAAGACTATTGGAGTGTTTTCTTACTTGATATGGCAAGGACAGGATCAAGAGGTGGAAAAGAGTTAGGTTTTGTAGGACACCTAGCAAAAAAAGTTTATAATAATTCAGAGGAAATAACTCAAAAATTAACAGAAAGAGAGTTACTAGAAAAATATAAAAAGGGAAAACAATTTGATTCTTATTTTCAAACATTTTGGAAAAGGGCAGTTGTTACTAACTTTACAACAAGTGTATATAACTTAGCTGGGTGGACAGCAGCAACAGGAGTTAATGTTGCATCTGATGCAGGTGTTTTAGCACTAAACTTATGGGCGATGCCATATAAGTTAGCATATAATTTTACAAAGAAAAAGTTAACAGGAAATGACATGAGTGTTTTACAAGAGTCTTTTAAGACTAGTAAAGCTCTCTTTTATAACACAAAAGAACGATTAGCTACTGCGTTTGACCCTGTTGCAAGTATAGATTTTTACAATCAAATATTAAAGATAGACAAAGATACAGCTAAGTTACTTAATCAGTATACAAATGCAGGTGTTGAGGCTGGAGATAGTCTTAGTGATTTAGCTAAAAAAATGGGCAACGTAAAAGTTGAAAATGGTAAAATTGTAGGACACGTAACTCCTACTATGCATGTAGCAGAGGGATCATTAAAAGTTGCTAGATTTTTAAACGCAGTTGACTTTGTAGATGTTTTTACTAAATCTCAATCTTTCATTACTAATCTAGATTTAGCCATGAGAATGAATGTTAAAAACGCAGATGGTAAGTATATAGGTCTAAGAGAAGCAGCAATGCTACCAAAAGAAAAAATAAATGAAATATTTGCTTCTAAAAGTTTTTTTGATGCTTTAACAGAAGCGACACCCATGACTCAGAGAGATATATTTTCTAAAAGTTATGCTTACGACAAAGATTGGGTGCTAGGATTACAATCATCTGATGCTAAGATACTTGCACCTGCTAAATTTTTTGGGAATGCTATGGATTATATAGCTCGTAACATAGAAGAAATAGGTAACATTCCTATCTTAGGTGTTTATTTTCCATTCGGTAGATTTTTTAATAACATGACAGCTTTTACCTATGATGCTCTAGGTGGGGGATCTCCTGCAGCTATAATGGAACTTATAAGAACAGGAACAATAGGACACCACAATCAAAGAAGAGTGATGAAAGCATTTGCAACAGGTGGTATTGCTATACCTTTAATGTTAACTGAACAAGACATTCTTAGTGAAGAGTGGCAAGAGAAATATGCACAAGGATTTGGAGACCCTACCGACCTTGATATAGAAAACTCTGTAACTAAACAAAACTTTATAAATCAGTTAATTGAAGATGTAAAAGAAGTTAAAGAGCTAATGTCTAAAGGGGATCTTCTTGGTGTAGTAGGAAAGTATAATGATGTTGCTGTGAACACACTTGTAAGAGGTGCTACAACATATTCTGCTTTTTCACAATGTGTAGAACGAGATAAAGCAAAGTTACAGCAAGGACTTCAGTGGGATGAAGAAATATACAGAGGTAAAAAAATAAATATTAGGTATCATTTTCCTTTATCACAATGTTTTTGTGCAGCTAGAGCTTACAACATTAGAAACTCTATAAGTTCAGATGGAACAAAATCAGATTTAGGAAAAGGAATGAATAGAGATCTACTTGAGCAATTTGCATTTGGATCTATAAGTAGGCACTTAACAAGTGGAACAACTATGAATAACATGATTGCTGATTTTATTAATGGTGATTATGAAACTGCTGAACAAATAATGATTAAATTCTTTGCAAACATTCCAACAAATTATGCATCAGGTATAACTCGTCCTTTTCAGCCTGTTAGTACAATTGTAAGTGGTAGTGTAACAGATGAGGGTGCAAATAAACTAACCTTTGATAATAAAAACAGTTGGGAAGCAGTTGTTTTTAATTCAGCTAGATATTTCAATGAACTTCTAGGTGCTATAGGTGTTCCTAGAAATGACAGAATTAATCCTGTGACAACAATATCTAGAGATACAGAAAAAGAAAAAGTAAAAAATGTATATGACATAAGTGCAAATTTATCAGGATTAAAAGCACAAGCACCGACAACTAACATGGAAATATTGTTGGCTAAATCAGGACTTGCAGTTTATGAAACAGAATTTAAAACTAAATTTCCTGAAGGAGATAGATTTATCAGAACTCTAATTGCACCTCTAATGAACGATAAAGCTTTTCATTTGATGAATAGAGAAGATTTTATTAAGGGGTCAATAAGTGAAAGAGCAGAATTAACAAAAGATTTAATACAAGATGTAAAGAAAGATTTTTTTAGTTTGGTTGAAAAAAATATATTAAATACAAACATAAAATTTAAAGAGGGAGATGGATCAACTACTGCAAATTTAGCAAAGAGGATAAGACAATTGCAGAAATTAGCTAACTACAATGTAGACATCAGAAAAAAGGCAATTAATAATATAAATGAAAAACTTAATGAAGATTCAAAATTTAGACTAGACCCTGAAATTAGTTTAGTTGATTTATTTGAAATAACTAGAGAAGATAGAGATTTTAGAATAACAGATTACTTATCTACACTAGTTAATGAATCAAAAAGAATAGCAGACAGAGGAAGTAAAAAGGGTAAATTTGATTTATCAGGTTTTGAGGGTGTGTACAGAGAATCTGAAAGAGTAAAAATAGATAGATATGGAAATGAAACAGCCTATTAAAAAAAGGGGGCAGTAAACTAATACCCACCCCCTCAGAGTTGACCACACAGCTACGATTGATTACGAAAGGTATTGCAATCAATCTACTTATAAACTAAAGCATTTTTTCTAATTTGTCAAGTGCTTTTTTTAGTTCTTGTATAATTAATTTAATGTCTTCTTTGCAATCTTTTACTTTGTTATTAATGAATTGTTCTGCTTCCTTTTCTAGATTCATGTTTCTTTACCCTTTTTAACTGCTCAAAGTAAGCTTTGTTAAATCCTCTCTCCCACTCTTTATTTCTGTAAGTGCCTGTATTGTAAGGATTAACTAAATTACCTTTCCAAAATGCTTTATAACCTTTATCAACTATGTTCATCTTTGAACTCCTTTAAGTAATTGTATGCCCTCTTTATTGTGGTCGGACTATCGCCTAACATTCCTAAAGCTGAATTACAGTTATGACAAAGCCAACCTCTAAACATTCTTTTTTCGTGATCGTGATCTAAAACAAATGAACCCATACTCTTTGATTTATGTAAAGATATTTCTTCTAGATTTTTTTCACAGATGGGGCAAGTGTGGTCTTCAGTTATTGGGGGAGCATGTCTTCTTATCTCATCTCTTACTTTCCTACTTTCTCCTCTACATCGTTTACATTCTGGTCTTCTCCATGTATTAGAACCTGAAAACCACTCAAAGGACTCTTGTGGTAAATATCTATTACATTTAATACAAGTCTTGCCATCATCACCTATATCAGTAGGTAGGTTCTTGAAGAGATCAAATTGCATTATGCACCGATATCTACAACTTCACAGGAATCTCCACTACAAGCAAATGTCTGACTAGAAGAGGTGGTATCCTCTTTCTCAAAGTCCTTTAACAAGCTCCAATCTATTCTAGATGGGGCTTTTTTTATTGCTTCTTCATATTCTTCTTTAGTACACTCACTGTATGGTGCTTGTTGATATACATGATCATCTTTAGGAAAAAAAGATACACCTGACATTTCATCAAAATGTTTGTAAACAAATGCCCCTACCTCTGCCCATTCGTGATCCCTAACATAAACAGAACAGCTAGGCTTATGCTCACACCAATGTCTTTGATAAGTCAACCATAATTCCAATTGATCTATAGCAGACATAGTAGATGCAGTTGTGGATGTACGAGGTGACTTAAAAGGAAAACTAAACACAGTATTCTCATTAGGCTTATTTACACAAGGCTCATTTTGAACACCTTGATCTTTCATAAACTGTGTAAGTGGATCGTGATTGCTACCTCTTACAGTTCTTATATAATACTCTGAATATCTAGGGTGAATGCCACTAGCTGAATCACACAACTGCGATACTGTACCACTAGGCTTCACACATGTAATAGCAGTAGATTGTGGTATTCCAAACTTCTCAGCATAAACTTTGTTTGTATCAATAGCCACTTGCTTTAATTCTTCTAGTATGTGTTTCAAATCGTAAGTAGAGCTAGTTAAACCATTGTCCATGATGCCTGTAAGACTAACACCAAGAAGTCTTTCTTCCTCTGTATTGTCTGTCCATACTTTTCTAAGATATGGGAACTTTGTTAATGTCGCCTGTGCTGTGCCTAGAATCGTTGCTAGTCGCACCTTTCTCGCTAGGTCATCAGAGGTATCCTTATCACGAACTACCACCTCAGTGAGGTTACAGAACTGATATGGACGCAATATAATCTCAGAGCATGGATTACAACCAAAATCTATATCTGCTGTGCGTCTTCCATTCTTCTCAGCTTGCTTTTGTGCGGCAATTCTATTGAATATACCACGTTCACCTGACTTAGATTCAACAAGTGAAGTCCACTCTCGTAAGAATGTAGCACCATCAGGCTTGTCTGTATAAACAACACTATTGTTAGCCATACTCATATGAGGTGCAGTCTTCCAAAACTCACCTGACTTAGCATGACGCATTCTTATATCAGATAAATTAGATAAGCTAATCATTGCTGACCTACGAACACCACCTGATACAACTACATCACCTACTTTACACATAAGACTGTGACATTCGTATGAATTAAGTTTACGTCCTTTAGCATTCTCAAACGTATTGATAGCGAACTGAAACAATTGCACTAGTGGACCGGGACCCGATGCAGTACCACCAAATGTTTTCAGTCTAGATCCCGCAGGACGTACTTTTGAAACATCATAAGTTGGTATCTCACCCGCATATAGAAGTGATATCAATATACGTAAGGACTTTGCCCATCCCTCTTTGCTATCCTTTACTTTAATGCACGTATCAGACTTATATAACTTATCAGGAACTTCAGGTAACTTTTCTGTGTATTGTCTTTCAACACTAAAGCCAACACCTGTACCACATAATAATATGTACATAGCTTCATCGAATGATTTGGGATCATCAACAGGCAAGTAAGCACAGTTATATCCCGCAGTATTGTCACGATCAAGTGCAACACCCGCAGTCATCAATGCTCTCATAGATGGCATTACTTGTAAGCTATGTATTGCTTCCCACAGATACCCTTTAGTAGCATTGTCTATATTAATCTTACTACATAAGTAATCCATGTATCTTGATACTGTTTCTGTCCATGTTTCTCTTCTGTTTTCTTCAGCGATCCATCTTGCATAGCGAGAAACAGCTATGAAGTTTTGATAATCAGTTGGTAATGCGTTTGTCATGTGTCACCTTTATGCTCTTTATCTCAATTCCATCAACATCAAAAATTAAATTTTCAATGATGCCTTGTATAGCATCCTCAATGCCATCGTCAATGGGAAGTATATTTTCTTCCTCATCAATGTCAAGCATTAAGAATACTTTAACTTTCATCTACTTCCTCAATCATTTTTTGTAAATAAAATAATGCTTTCTGTAGATCTTCTTTTCCATTCTTATATCTGTATCTCCACAAATACTTTAATATATTTCCTTGTAAGTAATACTGATACCCCTCGCCTGTTGCGGCTCGTATTGCATCTAAGCATTCTATACCATGCTGATTGTAGTGAGGTGGATTATTTACCATGTCTTCTAAGTTAGGTGTAAATGCATCCTCTGTATACTTGCCTTTGAACTCTTCTATAGCCATTATACTTGCCCCCAATCAACTTTAATAACATTTCCCTTTCTAGATATAATCTTAGGATTATCTTTTACTTTTGATTCTAACTCGTCATGTTTGTCCATGATACTATGTGCTTGCTGTTCATGGAAAGCTTTTTCTCTTTTTTCATATTCATCATGTACTTTAAGTCTAAAATTATCATCTTCAACCATTAAGTGAACACAAGTAGTTACCAAACCCATGAATCTTTTCATACTATCTACATGATCTGTACCCAATTTATTATCGTAATCACAATACATTTTAATTTCATAATTACCATTCCACTTACCATCTTTGTCTTCGCCACAGAAGAACATAAGTGCTATATCATCTTTTCCTAGTTGATACATTAATTTTTTCCTTTAACCATTTGAGAGGTATAATCCTCGTTGCATATTTAAAATTGTTTTTATCGCACCACATACCATAAGTTGTTTTACTGCCTTTATATAGTTTACTTCTTTCATTTGTAAAGACAAATCGAATATCCAATTCAGGATGTTGCTTTTGTACTTCAATATGTTTTCTGCGATCCTCACTAGTGAATAGTCCTTTTGTTTCAATAATAATACCATTATCTAAAACAAAGTCAGGAGTATACACTCTAAAACGCACATCTGTCCATTTGATCTTGAACTCTTCGTAACGAACACATGATTCATGTTCTCGTATGAACTCTGCTACTTTTTCTTCTAGACCACTACGATACTTGCGTTTGTTGTGTCTCCTTTTCATACTAGTGAAATATACTCAACCATCGGTGGCTCTTTAGCTTGAGACACCTTAGATGGTAGTTCCTGTATATTATCCCAACAATCATATTTATATTTACAGAAGTGACACTCTTTAGGTAAGACCATGTTGCCTGACTCTTTTCCTCTATATGTTTCAGGAACAGGTTCATAACATCTTTCAAAAGGCTCATCATTATTTATGTAAGCAACTGTTGATCTAACTTCTTTCATTACAGCATCTTTGTCCATCTGTTCTGCTGATACATACTTGAACTCGCCATTGCCTTTGTTGATTACCCACCAACCACCTACATCAGCACCTGTACCCTCTGAATAGATAGCTAACTGTGGTATGTAACCAAATGCATCATGCTCTGCTAGACTACTATAATTATCAAACTTATGCTTATATGACCAAGCTGATGCTGACTTAACGTCATCAACCTTGCCATTTAATATAAGATCGTATTCGCCTGTAATGTTTTCACCCTCTACGTCTAGGTCAATCTTGCCATTATCTTGAAACTCAACTTTCATGGCTCGTAATATGCCTTTGAATACTGCTTCAACAACATCCCCTAGAAACATATTGATGACAAAGTTAGAGGGCAGATCTGATCCTTTACTAGGCTTGTTCTTATCAAACCATAGTTGGCATCTAGGTCTGCCCAAATTAGATGGTCTTAATCTAAACTCTTGTTGTGTCTCTCCCGCAAACTGTCGGTGCAAGGCATCTCTTATATCATTAACAACAGTTTCGATAGTGTCAGAGTCCATCTTGGTTTTGTTATTAACAATATTTTTAAGATAGGCTTGAGCCAACAGTTCAACAGGATGATTCATTAAGCTACCTCAATTTCAGGTAAGTCATTTCCCACGATTTGATCAATAATTTCTGCTTCTTCTTCTGATACAGAGTTACCTCTCTTTTCATCAAAGCTAGTTGTAACATAATTATTGTAATTAGTAATCCAATCTAAGAATGACTGAAGTGTGTCAGCATCTTGCTCATTAAGTTCATATGATTTTGAATTTAACTTAGCAAGCACTGTATAATACTTAGCACCTGTTTGTAACTCCTGTGCTTCAGTAGTAAAGTCAATCTCATGGTTAGGTGGGTAATGCTTTCGCTTTTTTAAAGATGCAAAAGGCTCACCTGATGTTTTAAAACTAGTCCTATTGTCCACTTCAAATATAACAGGAATGTTTTTAAAAAGACTTACATCATGCTTTCTACCATCCTCATCAACAGGATTAGTAAGTTCAGCTAAACCAAATATGACACGCACACGTTTAATTGTACGTATAAGCTTTTGCATATCCTCACTAAGTGCCTTGAAGTCCTTGATATATCCTGCGGGTTTACCACAGTTGTATCCACCATGTGTGTCTTTGAGGTCTTGATTCAAAGAGTCAGCCATGAGTGTCTTTACAAAGTAGCCGGGATTATCTGCATCAGTACCCTGTACATATTTTTTGTACATATACCTTTGCATGAATGGTCTCATAGTTAGTTTGCTACCATAGACAATCTTATCGTCAGGCATTTGTATGGAGTACGAACCACCTTTGATAACAACTGTCTCTGTTTCCTCGCCATCAATAGTTTTCATACCCATAATTGGAGCATGGATTATTTTTACTCTAGCAAGTGTAGATGTTTTAGTTTCAGAATCATCATCATCATCAGCTACACCCATTATCTTTGCCATTTCAGCATTATATTTATTCATCTTATCTTGTGTTACTATATTGGTAGTCATTATATCCTCACTTTCGACTTTTATAGAATCTATAGTTATACACTAAATTTCTTTCGTGTCAAGCCAATTTTTACCTATTTTTGCTTCTAATAGTAATGGCACATTAAAATCAATATTATAGTAGTGGTGGATGATGTCGTGCAGATTTTGATTTAGGTGTGCTACTGCCGCTATCACTTCATCCACCTCGTTAGGATGTACATCAACAACGATTGAATCGTGTACTGTGTTTACTAAACAACTCTGTAGATTTCCTAACAATTTCTCAAATTCCAATAATACTATCGGAACAATACATCCTGTTGCAAAACCCTGTACAGGATAATTCTTAATCATTGTAAAAAAACTTACGCTACCATTTCTTCTCCTTTCAACTAATGGAAACTCGTATTGTCTGCCTGATGGGGTAGTCACCCTTTTTGTTGCTACAGCTTCATCAGCTAACTTCTGATGCCATCTAGCAATTCCTTGATACTTCTCATTGAAATGAGTATAGTACTCTGCTTCTGCTTTTGTTCTGCCATACCCACTTGCCCCGTACAAGGGAGCAAATGTATGCATCTTAGCTACCTGACGACTCGTAGGCTGTCCCGCATCTGATATAACTTTTGCAGTGTAACTATGCACATCAAATCCTGTTTTCACCTCTTCCATAGCAACTTTATCTTGTGATAAAAATGCCGCAACCCTAAACTCTAATTGTGCAAAATCAGCTTCAAGTATCTGTCCATTATCAAAGCGTGATACAAATACCTTTTTAACAGGAAACGTGCCACCTCTAGGCATATTCTGCATGTTAGGATTACGTCCACTAAAACGTCCTGTAGATGTAATATGTTGCGTAAGACCAACATGTAAAAATCCATCTTCCTTTGTAAATGTTTTAATGCCTTGAACAAAAGAAGATAAGTAAGAGTCTAACGCAGATAATCTCTTCACATTAGATATAAACTTAGATTGTGGAATTAAGTTGTGAGCTAATGCTTGATTCTGTAATACATCAAGATCACCTTTAGCAGTAGAAAAACCATTAGCACTCACCCAAGATTTACTTGTAGGTTTAAATCGTAATCCCGCAATATCTTGGGATGGTATCAACAGATACCCCTCACCCAAACATTTTTTACAAATATTAGGCTTCTTGAACTGTGTGCCATCCTTTCTGATTTTATATACTTTTTTATTTCCTTTGCACTCATCACATTGAATAGCTTTAGTTTTATACATAGGAACAGTATTCTGCTCAACACATTTATTAAAAGCCTGTTTATCTTTTACGTATTGAAACAACTCTTCTCCCCAAATTTTTTTATCTATTACTTTTCTACTGTATATTACTTGCGATAACTGTTCAGGACTATTTAAATTTATCGGTGTATCACCCATTAAGATACGCACCTGATCTGATAAATCAAGTGTTATGTTTGTCTTTTCTCTTTCAAACTCATTACGCACTTTTTCTAGTTCCATCTCATCAACTTTCATGCCATTCATATACATTCTAGTTAATGTCTTACATACCTTATTCGTAATATCTAGCACTTTATGTAAAGACATATTCTCTTTATCCTGATATCTTTTAAACAATGCCCAATATAGACAACGAGTTACTCGTATATCATCTCTTAAATAACTACTTAATTCAGCATGTGGAATATCTCTAGTTGTGTACCCCTTTTTAAAATACTCTTTTAATATGTCTGACTTGCCCTGTGGCAACTCATACCTTTCTGCACACTTCTCAAGTGACAAACCTTTCTTTACTCCTCTACATAAAACATATTCAGCTAACATAGTATCATATATATCGCAATCAAATTCAAATCCACAATTCCACAGCCACTGTAAATCGTGTTGTGCATTATGCATAATTAGTAATGTAGCATCTTTTAATATAGCTTTCAGTTTACTTACATCATCTGCTTCTTTATCTGCATGGTCAAAAGTAAATACCTGTGGCTCACCACTACCATTTGCATCGCCAATACCAACCATAGTTAAAGTATTCGTTGGCTCATATGGATCAAGGTGTAGCTTGCCATCTCTAGTTATTACTGTGTTTTCTACATCAACTACTATTTTCATCTTATCCTCAAGGTATATAAAATGATTTCTCTTTATCTAAACGACAGGTAACTGTACCATGCCATCCATTCAACTTATTCTTAGATACAACTATATGTCTTATATCTGTTTCTTCCTCGCCCTCAAGCATGGGGTCTTTAGATAACAGTAACATCAAATCTGTTTCTGCCGCTTTACCTGTCTTAGAACCCTCAAGCATAGATTGATTAGGTGTGACTCTGCCCTCTGCTTCAGCAGATAGCTGACTCATCCATATTACTGCACAGTTATATATCTTAGCCATGTTTCTAGCATGTATTGTTGCATCTTTCAAGTACACATCGGACTTATCACTTGTACGCATAGCAAACTTGTCACCCATATCCAACACAACAATGTCAGGCTTAACTGCCCTAATAACCAACTCAACATAGTCCATGTACTTATCTGTACAATCTTTGATTGATAAACGATCTAGCACCCTCTTGTATAACAGTTGTGTTTTAGAGGGGTTTGCTCTTATTTCATCTCTACTCATTCCTGTTGCCGCACTCATGTAGCGAATACCCACCCTGTGATATGCTTCTTCATTTGTAAGTATGACACATCTTGCACCCTGATCTACAAATCCACCCGGACCTGCTAAAATTGATGCCTGAAACGATGTTTTGCCTGTGTTAGGTCTTGCACCAATCATAACCAAATGCCCATCGCTGATGCCCTCTATTCTTTGTTTAAGAGTGGGTAAGTTAAACTTCCACTTAGCTTCAAGATTGTTAAGACGTAGCAATGTTTCCACACTTATGTCTTCCCAAACAATCTCTAGATTAGGTAGAAAATCGTCATTGTGCTTATGTATTATCTTACGTAGAGGTTCTAGTGATTTAGTTGAACCATTTACGTAGTCAAATCCTATGTTTGCAATCTCCTCGCCCAACATCTGCCTAAACAAACTAGATAGAACGTCACTAGCTATATCTTTGTTCATAGGCTGTTGCTTGCTTAATTTAGCAAACAAGTTTGTGTAAACCTGTCGATTAGCAGTTGTCATTGTAGGATTGTTTGCCATAAACAAAGCCTGTAGCTCATCCACAGTTAGACTCTTCTCATACTTCTTCATTGAATAGTCTAAGACTTGCTTAATCTTAACAACGTCTTTTGAAAATATTTTATCAGGTGACTTAGCCCCCTTATGTTCATCATAGAACTTCTTGTCCATGAGTGATCGTATTAAAGCCAACTCTGTCATGCCAACACCTCTTTTAATCCGTCTATGTCTTCAACTTTCCTATATTTTATATCATCTGTCAAGGGGTAAGCAGTTACTTCAGGAACATAATTTTTTAATTCCTTTGTGTAAGTAACTGTCTTACTCCTCGCATCAGGGTCTAGGGCAACTACACAATGTTCATACTTAGACAAAAAATCAATGTGTCGATGATTGAGATTAGTACCCAATATGGCAACACCATCGACATCAGGAAAACAATCATAGACTACTAGAGATGACACAACGTCCTCAACTATGATTGCTTTCTTTTTTCTCCCCCACGTATGTTGCACGTAGTAGTCTGCCCTACCACTGTAACGTAGCCATTTCGGATGCCCCCCAACTAAGCTACGTCCTATAGCATCTATGAGTGTACCATTCTCATCTCGAAGAGGAAAAACAAGACGATCATCTTTTACATCGTACATCACATAAGATGCTGATAAGTTCTTATGCAATCCCCACCTAGACATGAAAGCCTTGATGATAGGTTTGCTTAGATCATGCGTCACATAAGTTGGCAGTTCAAACTCCTCTGACTTGCCCTGTGGCAACTCACCTGATCTATTCATAAGATTGTATATGTCTTCACGATTTAATCCCACAGATACTTTACCTCTTGATCCACACGATACTTTATAACAATTAAACACAATAGTGCCATCCATCTTGGTGGCAGTAAATGTATTCTTTCCTCTACATAAAGGACAATCACCACGATAGCTATCGCCCTCACTTATGTGTAAATCATTTATATATGTATTTATAAACATCTAGATGCTCCACTTATAATGTACATGAACTAAAAATTTTATTTTGTCAAGACTCACCACCATAAAAATTTAATGATTGTGTCTTAGACAACGCACTTTTTGCTGATTTTAGTGTGTGTTTTACATATGGAGTCACCGATTGCACGTTCTGATGCCCACTTACTGACATAATTTGTGTTATATCAACACCACCCTCAACCATCTCTGTGATTTTTGTTCTTCTCATGTCCATAATCCTCAAATCAGGTGACAATCCACACTTATCTTTGATCTCATTTGCTTTTGTAGATATTTGTGTCTTATCGTAAGGTCTATATACACCCTTATATGCAGATACATTAGGTGCAACGTACTCTTGCCATCCCCAATCTTCATGTTGTTGCTTCAACATACGAACTAAATCATCAGAAATAGGTAAAAACACCTCTGATCTACGTTTAGATTGCTCAAGTGTCAAAACTTTGTCATCTAGATTGACACATGACCACTTCAACTCACGCATATCACCCACTCTCTGCCCCCATTCGTAAGCCATGTGAGTAATTAAGCCTATATTTCTCCACTTCCACTTGCTATATGCAGTTTCTAGGAACAATCGCACCTCTTTTTGTGTCCAAACTACTTTCCTAGCCACCTCTTTTTGTTTTTCTATGCCCAAACAAGGGTTAGCCACGATAATATCGTACTCAAGTGCGACATTTAGTACCTTACGCAATACAGAATGGGTAATGTTAGCAGTTCTCACCCCTCTTTCTAGCCATTTTTCGTATGCTGACTTAATGTCTGACCTACATAGCTTACCTAGCTTAATATTTTGTAGTGTTCTGCCACTTTTTATCTTAGTCATCAAGCCATTATGCATAACATTGCGATAATCTCGCCTAGTTTGCTCACGTAACTTGTTGAAACTGTGTGTAGTTTGATAAAATCTAAATAAAGCATAAAGTGTGCTTTTGTCAGTTGGTATTTTCTGTGCAATAACGAACTTTTGCCACTTATCTAGCTTATTATTCTGCTCTTGTATCTTATTGTAGGATGCATAGCGATTTGCTTCACACCTCATGGGATGCACGATGCCCACCACTACTGCCTTTATAGGTGGATTGTACTCCCACCATGTACTTCCATCAGAATCACGTACTACTTTAGTATATTTTGGTATTTTCTTGTTCATAATATCTCCTAATTTAAAATGGTGGCTCTTCACCCTTACAGGATGGTAGCCAAATGTCATATTCGATGCGTGGTAGCTCCTCTTTTATAATAGTAACTGTTTCACGCACACCTATTTCGTCTAAGAATGATTTAATATCATAAGGTAACTCATTCATTATTGTAACCTATTTACAGTTGTAATATTTATAACAGTATCATTAACATGGATACGATCATAAAATTCTCTAACATTATCTGCACACAATGTCAATACATACTCAGCAGTATCAGAATCATGTACATACATAGACATAATAGCAAAGACAATTGCAATTATATCCTCTTCGTCCATATCGTATGGTATTATATCACTTATAGCACTCATCATCTTGCTAAATTGTACAGGATTTTTTATTTGTTTAAATCTCTGTGTCATATTGGTCACTCCTCACATTAAATTTTACACGTTTGTGTGGTTTTTTCTTGCCTTTCTTAGGTGGCACAATCTGTGGAGACTTCCGATCACTCAGCATAACTTTTGCGATTGGATTTACACGCACTATCTTGATTTTTTTCATGTTCATCTCCACAAATTACAACTTTTGGGTAATGCCACATACTAATAAATCTTTTTTCAATATGCAACTCCCACAAATAGGCAATCACTATAATAAATAGTAAACTCTTCCACCTATTAACTTTCCAAAAACCATTTATCTTTTTCATGGTCTAGTATTTGATCTTGAGTTAAGTGTGAAATAAGAGCAGATACAATTTCAGGATGTCTTTGCATTATTTCCACACTATCAGGAACTAATACAGCATTATCATATTTATTTTTATAATGCTTTTGTATTGTTTCTATTGCTGTTTTTAAATGATTGTCTATTAAACTAATTTTCATACCTCTATCCATCACAAAAATTCCTCCATATTTTACAGTTTGCAGTTTGCTTACATACCCTCTCATGTTTGGCATTCTCCCAACAATCACCATCAGGTATGTGCATCCTAACGAATGTATCCCACGTACCCATTGATACAAATAAAATAATAGCCGGAAATATCAACATGAAAAATACTATTGCTAAAAAGGACAATCCAAATCCCTCATTGTGATATGGTTTCATTATACTCATCCCTCATAATGTCTTTAACTTTAGATACATCTACTCTGTACCACTCTCTTATGCGTTCCTTATAAACACTTGATAACTTAGCATGAATGTTAGCTTCTGCATTTTTATACTCATCAAATGTGTACTGACTTTCAATGACATAATCACTAAATGGTGTGCCTGTTTGGTATGATGATATCCTTTGTTTAATATCATTAGTTCTCCCAATTTTAATCCACCCCTTATATGCTGGATTACTTAGTGCATACACGCATCCTTTATTATCAGGATTATAAATAGCCTTTTGTTTCTGTCTCCTCATAAATGATTTATGATTGTCACAGGGTGTACAAATATACCTTATGTTTCTAGTACTAGGGTTTTTAATACCACCCTCTGCATTTGCTTTTGTCCAATTATCTAATTTGATTAATTTAATTTTACAAATTCTACAAATTGGTCTTCCTTTTGAATCTTTCATTTTAATCCCATCCTTTCTTTATACTCTTCGTGTAATTCTCCATTACTTTTACCACCTGTTCCATCAACACCAAAATTACATGATGCTAACACTAACATAATAAATATGCAATAGTATGAAAACCATTTGCAGAACCACAAGAACATTTTGTAACCCTCTTCAGCCTGTTCTTGACATGCTTTTTTTATCTCATCACTCATACTTTATTTCCTCTCAATGCAAAATATAATCCACCAACCCACAGTAACACATGAAGATTATCATAGAACACTACATCAAGTATACTTTCTGGATCACCTACCCATATTACCCCTGTCATAATACAACAGATAGTGATGCCACTAAATCTAGTGATCATATCGCCTACCCAATTAGGTACTTCATACATCCATTGCACGTTCATAACACCACCTACAAGTAAACCTATACCTGAAAGAAATTCTCCATAAGCTACTACCCACCAAGTGAGATATGATAATCCATATGATTCTGCTTCGGACATATCAATGGGCATCTTCCACCACCCTTGTTGAATAAACACGATAGCTAAAGGTATTCTCCATAGCCAATGTGACTGACAAAATTCTGGTATTTTATTTATCATTCATACATTCTCCCATATTTATATGCCATTTGATTTCTATTCTTCATTAAAACATTTGTGACAAACTCTGCCACCTTTTCAACCTCATTCAAAGTCAAACCCTGTAGTGTAACTTTGAATGCTTCCTCATCAGGTGTATTTCTCTGTCGCATCAACTCACTACTGCACTTGATTTTGTTTACTTGCATTGTATACCTCTAGCCATTTAGGATCGTAAGACTTCCTGTTTTCGCCTATGTACTCATGTGAATAACATATGCGTTTCTTTTCTAGTGGAAAGTGATGCCAACTCTTACTGTTGCCACTCTTTGATCTATCCACCAAGTTTGTAGCAGTCGGTCTCCATAAAGGTGACTTCTGCCTGTACTCGCCCATGCGTATGTGACTAGTTTTAGAAAAATATCGTAAGCCTTGTTCGATATGCATGTCAGCAATTGTATCAGACAATCGTGTGCCTAAACCAATGCCTTGAAAGTCAGGTAGACATACTGTCCTACACTCTCGCCACTTCATACGAATGTCGCCCTCATATAAACCGGGGGTACGACCGGGAAGACATATAGATGATGCGAATGCTACAAGTTCATCTCCCCACTTAGCTATCCATGAACGAGTAGCATGTGGTAGCTTGTGATTTAGATAGTGATGGTTCTTAAACATTTCCCATTTGTCTCGCTGACATCTGTAAATACTAAGCTCAATTGTGGGTCTGACCCATCGCCTTTGAGACCCCCTCGACACAAGTTGTTTTGTGTCTGTGTTATATACCCAATCAGGCTCAAGCCAATCTATAATATCATCATGGCACGATGCAAATACAATGTGCGATAGTCCTTGCTTACGTATGTATTTAGCCACACTAGCACTGCATGACTTAGCTACATTACGATTGACTACTGATGTAAACTCATCAATGACTGCACCATAACTTAACTTACGTGCCAAGTCTGCCCTGAAACCCTCGCCATTTGATACGACATGTCTAGGCTTTGCCCATGTAGGCACACTATTGAGACCAACTGCACTCAATCTCTCAATAGCATTGTCTACATCACCAAAATGACTAGCAATTGATGCATCACGAATCCATGTAGGTTTATACTCCTCACCAAACTGTTTCAATATTGATGATTTACCTGACCCACTTGACCCTACAATCAAACCTATGTTGTAGTCCTGTGGCACTTCTAGTGTAGGCACTTCAAATGTGGTCGTATAAGTATCGCCCTCGTGATCATGGAATAGATCAAAGAGTTTGTATATCTTACGATCTATATCTGTAGCTTGTATACTACTTGTTAGTATCTCATTCATCTTGCTTGCTCCCTTGAAAACACTTCAACTTTTTCTAACCAAAAATCGTTTACGTCATATGTTTCTTGACCCTTATCAACTCTCGATTTGTTTTCTCGTTTT